TCACCCCTTATCATATATTTTATATTCCGTTTATAATACAGTCAAATTTTTCAATTATCAGCAGATGATTATAACTTTTTTGAATTGGTAAATAAAAGTTATTGGAATTTTGAGGATTTTAACAGTAGCAAGAGTTTTTGGTTTAACTCTTAATATTGTAAAAGAACTTAAATTAGAAAAAGAAGATAAAATACGTTTAATTGGTGATATTGTAAATGACGGCATACAGTATGCATTGGCTGTATTTGATAATAAGGAAGATATAGATAAACTTGCAGAAGAAGTATATGATTTTGTTGTAGATAAATGCATTACATTTAATATAGAACTTAACGAGAATAGGATTAATATTATAAAGGCATTAATTGAAGTTGGATTGGATAAAGTGTTGGTCAAAGTAGTAGACAGAGAAGCGTAAACAAGAGGGGATTATACCCCTCTTTATTTTGTATACGAGGGAATATTCCTTCCTTTATTCTTCATCAAGTAAATCTATAGCACTATCTTTTTGTTCTTGTATTAAATGGATGTATGTTTGATAAGTAATTCTTACATCTGCATGACCTAATATTTCACTAACGTGTTTTACATCTACTTTCTTTTTGAATAACATAGATGCAAAAGTATGACGGAGAGAGTGAATACCTTTGTGTTCTATATTTGCTCTAGCTAATATAGCATCAAATGTATTTTGTAAATTTCGTGGTCTTATTGGCGTTTTGTTTGTTGTTTGAAAAATATAATCATCTTTATCGTAATTAAATATTTTATTGAGTTCAACAAGACTATTATAGGCTTTTTTGCACAATTTAATATTCCTTTTACTTTTTTGTGTTTTAGTATTATCTTGTTCAATTAAAATATTTTTTGGTGCATTATCATTTGCTTTGCGATTTTTAACCATAACTACACTACTATCAATTTTAATGGTTTTATTTTCCAAATCTACATCAGACCATTTTAAAGCTAATGCTTCTGCCATTCTAATTCCAGTATAGAGTATTAGTATAAATCCATATCCTATTTTAAAAACCAATTCTCCATTTTTATGTTTTACAGTACAAGCTTCTTCAAATCTTTTTATTTCATCATCAGTTAGTATTTTGATTTCCTTTTTTTCAAATTTTGTTTCTGAAGGCATGACAACTGTTTCCATAGGATTAAAAAGAATTTGTCTGTTTTTTGAAGCATATTTTAAGCATCCGTTTAATGCATTGTAGGCTTTTTTAATAGAAGAATGAGAATAACCTTCTGCAAACATTTTATTAATTAATTCTGTTTGAATAATAGAAGCAGTAAGTTCATTTTTAACATCTAATTTATAAAAACCAAGTCTAGGAATAATTTGATTGTTAATAGTGGATTCTAAACGGTCATAAGACAATGGTTTTAGTTCATAAAATTTTACATTAACCAACCAGCTAGTAATATAATCTTTAAGTGTAGTAGATGTTAGTTTATCAAAACCTTGTGCTTGGAGTAATTTAAATTCATTTAGTTTGTTTACTACTTCTTTTTGTTCTTTTGAATAAAAGTATTTAATAATGGGTTTACCTGATTCGTCTGTACCAATTTGTATTGATGCTGCCCACAATCCATTTTTCCGTTGATATATACTTCCTTCTCCATGACCCCTTTTCTTTTTCTTTTTCTTTTTTTTCTTAACAGAATCACCTTTCATTTATGAAATCACCCCGTAGAAATATTATCATATATTGCAATATAAATCAAGGACAAGTACAGTAATTAGTACAGCAATTATTCAGTAAAAGTTGGTTAAAACGGGTGAAAAAATGCAAAATTTTGTAACAATATTTGAGCATTTTTTGAAATGAAAAATCCCGTAAAACGCTGATTTTAAGCATCTTACGGGATTCTATTTCTGGAGGCGCCACCCAGATTTGAACTGGGGAATAAAGGTTTTGCAGACCACGTATAACAATTTATAGAAGCCTTATTTTATAAGTATTTGCGGTTTTGTTTTAAAATTTAGTACAGTAATTGTACAGTAATTTTGTTTTCGTACAGCAATTCTAACACCAAAACTTTTCTGCTTGTTTATTCAACCATTCGTCAACTTTATTTTCTATTATATAGAATCTTTTGCCTATTTTCAATGCAGGAAAATCTTTCATTCTAATCATCCTATAAACGGTATTTATTCCTATTGTACCCTTCCCATTTTTGCATAAGTATTTATAAAATTCTTTGGGGGTAATTAAATTGTTCGTCATAGTTTACCCACTTCCTCCCTAATTAAAAATTTCCTTGATTAAACATATTTGATAGCAATGTAATTACTTCTTCTAAAGTTTCGCATTGGTGAGATATGCAATATTGTATATGTGGACTCCAATCCCATTTACTTTTTCCAAATGCTATTACTGGTTTTCCTAATTCTTTAAATCTAACTAATTCATATATACTCCCAGGACTTTCTTCAAGGCAATCCATATTAACTACTGCTATATCACACTTATCTATATAATAATTGTTTTGTTCTACGCACAGTTTAGGATTGTAAGAATGATTGCTTTCTTTAGCGTAAGTAGAAGCAGGATCAAAAACTTTAACACCATTATCAGAAGCCCATTGTTTTAGCATTTCTCTCCATATATGCCCTTTTTCTGGCTGCTTTGTGCGATAATAATATGTAAGACTACCTATAGTATATATAAACATCGATTACCTCCGTTTAAAAATTTGATGAATTTATCTACTTCTGCTTCAAGTATTTCTCTGCCCGATTCAACTTTTATATAATAATCAAATTTATAATTATCTAAGGCAGTTTCAGAAGGATGAAGTTTTTGTTCTGACGTAAGATTATTTTCAAAATTTAACCTTTCAACGTGTAGGCTTATAACGTTGAATTTATTATTTTTTAGATATTCAAGTTCATTAACGAAGCGTGTATCTGGAATTAAAAAATAGTCAAAATCATTAGCAAATACATTAATTAATTTTGCAACAATACTTACATGAAAATCAGGGTCTATTTTCCGTATTTTATCTGTGCCTATTTTTTGAAGTAATGACCTGCCTTTTTCATCTTTTACACCATTCCATCCAAAATACTCTTTGCATATGAATTTCAAATAATCAGCATAATGTACTATTAATACTTTTTTACTTTGTTGTTCAAGTTTTTCTTTTAATATAGAAGCAGTTAAATCTTTACCATGTTGAGCCTTGGCAGATATGGTAATAATCTTCATATGCGACCTCTTTCAATTTTATATTAATATTTTTTATATCTCCATTTATACCAGCCATACAAGTTTAAAACTTCATAAAAGCAAAACATGATTAATTGTGCCGTATTATGCGTTATCAACGCATAAATTATCCATACAGCAGTTGCAAAAGTCCAAACTTTCATTCCCCATAGTTTTTTCTTGATTACACCAATGTTTCCTAATATACTTCCTATTGTTGCTATCCATGAAAGAAAAGTTATCATAATTACACCTCAATTCCAGTTAATTCTTTAAAGTATGGCAATTGCAGAATCCAATCACAAAAATATCGCCACTGAGAAAGACGGTGTTGTTGTCTCTGCTTATACATATTTAACAACGTTTGGTAATTTGTACATACTGTACGTTTCTGCAAAAAACCTTCAGGCAATACATTTTTACATGCTATAAGATAATTGTGTTTTTCTTCTACATCATCGGTTTGCTGATATAAGTCAATATATGTATTTATTTTTTCAATCAAATAAGCAGGAATGTTGTCTATTTCAAAGTCTTGTTCTGATATATGTTTTTTCATTAGAGTATGCATTGTTGATTCTGAAATTTTTTCTACATGTCTATACGTGTCCATTTCCTGCCACCAAAAACGGGGAGCAGTAATATCAAACCAAACTTGAATAAGACGCAAGTGTTTACAATGTTCTGTCCCTGCTTTGGTTAGTTTTTGTGACAATTCTGCATCTTTTTCTCCTAATATAAATCTTTCTTCGTTAGCATTGTTTTTAGTCCAATAAAGCGGATCATCATATTTTTCAAATTTACTATCACTTTTGACATGTGAATTTAAGGGGTTTCTCATTGCTCTAATAGCTGCTTCAAATCCAAATACTTGTGTGTTTTCAATTTTCACATAATCATCCTTTCTTTAATAATTTTTTATTTTTTTATGCAATTCAATTACATTTTTAGATGATGCTATTTGTTTATTGTTGTGCCAAAGCACATATTTGTTACCATCGTTTATAGTTATAATGTATAATTCTTTCCCATTTTTGTATTGTTCTTTTATAACTTGATTATGATACAGTTTTTGATTGATAAAATCCACATTTACCACCAAATTGTTGATTTATTCATTTTTTTATTCTTCTTCCAAATCGTCATAGTTTTCTGGAATATTATCTACTTTGACCCATTTTCCGTCTTTCTGAATTTCAATTTTAAGATTTTTTAAATCCATTTGTTCTTCTACCCATTTTTCAATATCTATGTATTGTCCTAATGCTTTTGCACATTGTATTTTGTGCCATTTTTTAAATTCAGGTTTTTCTACTAATCTTTTAAAAGCATTTGCACGATTTTGAAAAAAACTTCGTTCTTCTTTTGCTTCAGCAACAGCACCAGAAGCAGGGTGAATTATTCTACAAGCACTCATTGTTTTATTGCGTTTTTGTCCTCCATTACCCGATGCCTTAAATGGTTGAACTATAAAATCTTTTTTAGTTAATCTGAACAATAATTGTTTTTTCATATAATCACCATTTTCTTTAAATTTAAAGATTATTAGGCTAAAATTAAAGAATATTAATATTCCAAATAAAACTTCCTTCCATCATCAAATATAATATATGGATACATTCTAACTCCATCTATTATTTGGCTTGCTTTAAACATACCATCAGTGATTTTATATACTTCTACTTCATCTTCATAGTCCCAATATATTTTAAGTGCACGTATCATATTTAATACTCCTTTATATAAAACCATTATTTTATATTAGTATTATAATCACCCTTTAATAATTACTATTTTCGTATTTATCATAATACCAATTTTTGAAATATCCATATCCTACAACAATACAAATCCAATTATATCCTCCTATAACATCCATAGTATAAACAGGACGATGATTCAAAATAGCAACGTCTATATGGTCTTTACCCCACAAATCTCCTTGTCTATTGAATAATATACAAATTAGTGTTTTTATAGTGTAAAACCATCTTTGTAGCCTGTCTATAGAATAATCATATTCAGGTTTACAACGTTGTTTTATTACTTCTATAATTTCTTTAAAACCTATTTTATTTAGATTTTTCACTTAACTACCTCTCAATCAAATCTTTCTTTGATTTTGAATTAATGATCATCCAAATCTTCATCATCTTCGCTTCCGTCATAGTCGTCAATAGTTTCAGCAACATCAATTAACTCAATATTCTTTAGACTTACATGCCATGCTTTTATTTTTCTTTCTATATCACCATATGTTTCACCAACAAATGATTTAGCTTTATATCCGCTTAATTCATTAGTATGTCTATAGATAGCCCAACATTTAATCATAAACAACCTCCATTCTTTTATTATTTTTTATTTTTATTTAAAAATATAAGTCTTTTGAGATATTTTATATTGTTATTTTGTTGTATTTTTACGCTTTTGTTTTTTATACTTTTTGCAATCATATCTTATCCATAGATAAATTTTATGATATTTTTCATAATTAAATCCATTATTATCATTACATTTTAAAAATTCATTTATTGTTTTTCTGTTTTTCTTACTATTACAAGATTGACAAGATGGTACGCAATTTTTTATATCATTTCTTCCACCATCAATTACATGTTCCTTATCTGAAACTCTGCGTGGCTAAAGCCAGCAGGTTCTAACGTACTTTCCAACTTCTTCACTAACCCGAAAGTATAGTGCACTAATTGGTTTCCGTTAGATTTTTACTATCAAGGATTGCAACCAATCCATTAACGATAGCATTACGCCCGTTTCAAGACGCTTTTAAGCCTTCATCCCAGTGACTAAAGTCATGGGCTTTCGGCTAACATCTTGTAATAATATTCATTTGTTTCTGGTTTCCATTCTTTGCATTTTGAACATTGTTTATATAATATTCCATCTATAATTTTATGTATTAGCCAATATTTTTCTTCCCTTGTCAAATATCTTTCAACTCCCTAATTTAATTGTTTCTCTTTCATCTAAATTTATTATAATATTATATTTATATTTTGTCAAGTAGATAAACTTAAATATAATTCATCCACTATATTCTTTTTATTCTGTAAGCATTTATATATAAATTCATCTATTGTATTTTTGCCTTGTAATATAATATATGTACATTTATTTGTTTGCCCTATTCTATGTATTCTGTCTTGGCTTTGCTTGAATTCCTCATAACTAAAACTAAGTGAGTAATAAACATTGTAGTTGCAGTTAGTAAACGTTAAACCATGTCCTACAAGTTTAGGGTGTGTAAATAATAATTTTATTTTATTATTTTTAAAATCTTCTATAATTTGTTCTCTATTCTTAATCTGCGAATGTAACGCTACTCCATTAAACTTTTTAGCAAGCTTTTCTATCTCATATATAAATTGACACCATACTATAACAGGTTTATTCCCTATTTCTTCTAATACTACTTCTAATTCATTATCTTTTTCTGTTTCAAATTCAGTAATGGATTCATCTTTATTAATGATAAATCCTGATATTACTTCTCTTAATTTCATCAATTTGGCTGTAAATTCAAACTTACTCCATTGGTTAATATTATCTTTTATATCTTGTAAAATATTTTGATAGTATTTATTTTGTTCTTTTCCTAAAGTAAATTTTCTAATTTCAAATACCTTGTCTGGTAAGTCAACACAATCTTCTTTCTTTAAAAATTTACTTTGTAAAGATAATCTATTAAAAAACATATCTTTGTTTTCTTGTGTTTGATACCATCTGTGTGGATTAGCCATATCTTGAGTAAAGTATCTTGCTAAAAATCCATAGTAATTATTACCAAATATTTCTGGATTAATAAATTTCATTTGTGCAAAAATTTCACTATTGTGATTAGGTGCAGGACAGCCACTTAATATGTATCTATGTGGTATATGTTCGCTTAATTGTAGTAATGTTTGGCTTATTTGTGATGTATGGTTTTTCATTTTACTGCTTTCATCAACTATAATACAGTCGAAATTTTTCTTTAGTATTTCATTGTAAATGATTTTTAAACCTTCATAATTAATAACATATATATCTGCATCTTCGTTTAGTGCTTCAATTCGCTTGTTTTTGCTATTGTGCCATAGAGATACTATCTTTTTATTTGGATAAAATTTATTACAATCTTCAATCCATGCACTTTCTATTATAGATAAAGGACATACAACTAAAGTTTTATTATAATGCTTTGCTATTTCAAGCCCCATCGGTGTCTTTCCCGTACCCGTATCGGCAAATATAGCATAACAACCTTCATTTAATGCTGTATTTATTATTTCTTTTTGATATTTATATAAGTATGAAGATAAGTCAAATTGCTTGTATTCTTTTTCTTTTGTTTTATATTCTCCACTTACTAAACCTAATTGTTTTAGTTTGTCTAAAGACGATTCTGGAAAATACCAGAAACCGTCTTTAAATCTTCTACCTTCTATTGTACGAATATATGTAATCTTATCTTTCGGAACTGCTACTTGTATCAATAGTAATCCCATCCTTCAGTTTTTTAATTTCTGATTTTTTCATTCCTAATTCAATTAATTGTGCTTCAAGTAGTTTAATTTCTTCTTGTAAAGATTTTTTCTTTGCAGTTAATTGTTTCTTTTCTTCAGCTTCTTTTGCTTTCGCTTCCTTCCCTGCCTCTGCAATTTCTTTTTCTTTAATAAATCTTTCAGTCATTTGTTGCACAGAATCTTTAAGTATATAATCTTCATCTGTAAATTTACTAAATCTTTTTTCTATGGCAAGATTATAAAAATCTTCTCTTAATTCTATACCTATCGCATTTCTATTGTTTTTTATAGCAACGTAGTTCACTGTACCTGCACCAGCAAACGGGTCTAATACTGTGTCGCCTGGATAACTCCAAAGTTTAATACAGCGCTTAACTAATTCTTCAGCGAATGGCGTTGTATGTCCTATGCCACTATTAGGTATTTTCCATACACCGCTTGCCCATTCTGCCCATTCTTCTAATGTAATGTCTGCACCAATAGTTTTTTCTGTTTCTCCTGCTTTACGGTAAACATATACATACCCCCAATTTGCAGCTAATTGTGTATCTTTGTCTTTTAAGTTTCTATACCACAAAGCACCATCAGCAAGCATAGCTCTTTGTGCTGTATACTTCTCCCATATAGCTTCAGTCCATAAAGTAAATCCTTTATCTAAAAATATTTGATTAATTCCTCCAACTATACATTCTTTACCACGTTTACCATCTCTACCAATAGTATAATTATAATCTTCAAATTGGATTATAAATTTACCACCTGGTTTTAATACTCTATAACATTCTTCAATTACTAAACTAAGAAGATAATAATATTCTTCATAAGATTCGCAATTTGAAAGGTCGGCAGGGTCATTTGAATAAACTCTAAGATTGTGATATGGTGGTGATGTAATAATTAAGTCTACGCTTTCGGGTTGTATTTTCGGTAATTCTTTCATACAATCTCCATGAATCCATGTGTTAGTTAGTTTTGTCATATAATCTCTCCTTTATTATGTTTAATTTTATATTAATATTTATTTCATATTTCATTATAATATTATATTTTTATTTTGTCAAGTTTAAATAAAAATGTAATTTTAT